TATATAAAGGCATCTCTTGCCGTAGCATTACCAAAGTTTAGTGTAATGCTGTTATCTTCTACTAGTAAATCTTCAACATTGACGTATGAGATATTACCATTAACTTGAAGGTCGCCCACAATAGTAGAATTACCTACTGCATATATTGGACCGCTGTTTACGTTGCCAGTAACTGTTGCTGTTCCGGTAACTGTTAAATTGCCTACTGTAGTATCATCTGTAAATCCTACTACACTAGCATATTTGTCTGAACCATCTACCACTACAGTAAGAAGTGTTTTATCACCTGCCGCTGTGTCTAAATGGTAATCGTTGTTTGTAAATTCCCAACCAGTAAACGAGCTTGGATCAATTACATGTCCGCCTGTACCGTCTTGGGTTAAAATAAATGTAGCAGAGTAATTAGGTGTAGGTGGATTAGTAAAACTAATATTTGTTATATTTCCAGTTAATGTTGCTGTAAATAATGACGCATTACTGGCGTCTACACTTAATGCACCTGCCTGATTGCCTAGTGCTAATTCTCTGCCTAAAGTTGTTAATACTCTGTCATTTGTAAAGTACAGATTATCGCCTTCAGTAATATCTTGTGTTTTTAATTGTTGCGTTAATGTTAAGGAATTTGCGGTATCATCATATGTATAAGTTAAGTTAGCACCTGCAACCATTAAGTTGGCAACACGGTCATCTACTTTTTCTGCGTTAAAGTCTAATCCATTATCAATGATGTATGCATTTACTCTTGCGTTAGTGTAATATAAATTAGTGCCTTCTGGTAAAGCAGTAGTGTTTACTGTAGCACCTGATGTTGTAAAGTATTTGTTATTTGAACCTTCTGTAAGGTCATCTGTGGTCTTGCCACTGAATAATGCACTTGAATCAATGCTGATTACACCTGAATTTAAATTTATTGGTGATGTTGCACTAAAATGTGCTCTTGTTTCTGCGGCACTTGGGCCAGCAAATGTAAATACACCTGTTACGTTTGAATATGATAAACTACCATCGCCACCTGTGTCGTTTACACTTAGCGATTTTCTAATTTCTTCTTGTGATGCTACTGCAACATTAGAAATAATTACGTTTGTGGTATCATTAGTAACTGTTACTACATTACTAGAAGTGTTTACACTTATTACTGGAGTTGTTTCTGTGATTGTTATATTAGCCATTTATATCTCCTATCCTGTTGCTGTAACAGTTATAGTTATATCGGCTCCACCACCACCACCTAAACTGCTGTCTAGAATGTTGATAGTATCTCCAACCACATAATCTTGTCCTCGTGTTAGTATGTCAAATTCGCATACACCATTGGCTAAGACTAATGCTTGGAAAGTAGCACCACTGCCTGCTTGTCCTGTTGCGGCACTTGGTCCTGATGTAACACCAGTAACACCAGTATATGTTCCTGCTGTTCTTGATGCATCGGCTCCGCCTGCACCTGTAAATGTGCTAATTGCACCTGTGCCAATTGGTAAAAATACGTTGCTTAATCTTGGATTTCCAACTGTGACACCTGGTTCGTATCTTTGTATAAGAGCATATCTATGGCTTTCTGTTGTTGCTGGTGTCATTCCTGCATCACTCCATGTAACACTTACAACATTAATTGGAACATTTGCTCTTGCATCTGGTTCAATTGGGCCTGTGTATAAGTTAGAAGGAATAGTAATATTTACTGTACCGTCTGCGTTACTTACTGGGTTAACATTACCTGCACCTATTGTTACGTTAGCATAAGTTCCTACAACATTACTGTTAGTAAAGTTAGGTTGTCCGTCTGCCGCATTATAACTTAATGTGTCTACAATAATCGTTTGGCTTTCTACTACAAATGAATAATTTGCAATATTTGCCGGGAAATCATATTGGTATGTTTTTTGAGTTGATGGGAAATTTTCTGCAACAACTACGTTGTTTGCACCGCCAATATAGTTAGCGAAACTTAGCAATCTTCCTGCCATGGTATTCTCTCCTGTTGGAAATTTGTAAGGAGAGTGTTCTCTCGCTACATCTTATAAATTTATATGCTTGTATTTATCGGATTATTCGGAATCTGGCAATGTAAAGCCAAACTCTGCGGCATATTCGTCGATGTTTATTGCTTCATCGTCTATAACAATAACTCTGCCTGGCATACCGCACCATTCGTCATTATTTTCTCCGCCATACAATCCTATTATCATTGCTTCTATTATATATTTGTTTCTGTGAGCCATATCTGTATATCCTTAATTTGGTTCTGTGGGCCAAATAACTGTTTGACCTTCATTTAAAGTAGCATAATCTAAATCTCTAAGTGCTTGTCTATATGTTTGCCACTCTAATTTCTTTGCATCTGTAAGTGGACTGTCTGCACCTTGTGTCCAATCACTTGCTAACAAACGGTTGTTTCTACGTTCTTTTGTTTCTGCATTAATTGTAATTAGTTGTGGTGGTGCTAATTTGGCTAGACTTAATGGCGTTGTAGTTAAATCTACTTTTTGCATCTTATGTCCTATATAGTTGCCGTCAACATTACTTAATAATGCAAAACTCATAGGAAAGGATTTATTTTCATCTATAAATTGTTGTGCTTTTGCATCATTCTTAAGCCACCTAACATAATAAATTTTGCCGTCTACGTTATTATAAAATATATATTGTTGCATTAGAAGAAACCTCCTATGTCTAAATAAAAGTCTGATTTACTAATACGTTTGTCTGAATTAGTTACGTCTACTCTTCTACCACTACCACTGTCTGTTAAATTTGTATTTGCCCAATTACCTACAATAACTGATTCTGGAATGTATTGCAAAACATTACTGGCTGGTGGCGCACCACCTGCCGTTGCTACAACGTTGCCTTGAGCTCTGCTTACTTCATACTTAAAGTTATCATCAAATGTGCCCAATTGTGTTATGCCTGATGCAATGATGCCACTTCCTACTGCTAGTTGATGTATGTTAGCCGCGGCGTAGGCGGCGTTTGCAGTCATTTTACCATCTGCGGCAACATCTACTGCTTTGTAATTTATTCTTCTAAATGGTTGATAAGAAATAGCGGCGTTGCCATCTAATAATGTTGATCCATATGGCACCATATTGTTCACAGCACTAAATATTCCTTCATCAATAGCACCAGAATCAATAGTAACATTTGGTGTTACTAGTGCGGCATCTACGCCTAATGGCACGGTGCTTGAGGCACTATTTGCCATAGTGGCATTGAATCCATCTTCTTCTACTTGTAATCCAGCCTGAACACTACCTAAATCTCCTCTGCTAATTCGACCTTGCGGAGTTAGTGTTATATCTGGAACTTTTGCAATAGCACTACTTCTTCCACCGGCACCCATTACACTAAGGTTAAGGTCTGCTATAAAGTCTGGCAATAAAGGCCCTACACTAAATGATTGGTCTTGTAATGGAACATCAGGTGTTGGTATTGTTACATTTATTACTTCGCCAGGTGTAAATGTTGTTCTACCTGGTGCGGATGGCATAATTGGAACACTAGTTGTTGGTATTGTGTTTGCAACATTACTACCTACACTAGACCCAGTTACATCTAAATTTGCTATAATATGACTTATGTCTGGAATGTTCGGAATTGTAAAAGGGAAATTAATACTTGGAATTAGACCGGAACCTCCCCCGAGCCCTATACCTCCTATACCTCCTATTATATTGCCTGTTGGCAATGTTCCTACAATATTACCGTCTGGTGGATTAATTATGTTTGCAGTATTTGATGTAGGATCATCTACAATAGTAATGTTACCTGCAATAATGTTTGCAATGTTGCCGTAATCTACGTTGCCCCATATATCCCACCATGCTGGTATACCACTTAATCCTAAAGCACCGTCGCTTTGAACAGTATCGTGTGAGTATATGCTGTCGTTGTATTCTAGTAATGTAAATTTACTACTAATATATCCTGATTCACCTTCTTGTTCACTAACTTTCATAACTCTAAACAGTTTTTCGTTGTATCCATACACTGAGTTTGTTACTTTTACTAAATCTCCTACGTCTACTACCATTGCACTATAATCAGCACTAAAACTAATTAATGTGCTTAGTCTACTTTGACGTAAATCAATGTTTGCTAAGTTATGCACTCTGGGAGCATCATTAACCAAACTGTACCTTGCTTGTAATGGATTTTCAGGCTCATTTGTGTTTCTTTCTCCTGTTGGAGTGCTTACTATAACAATATTTGTTTGGTCGTCTTGTTCAACAGCAGGATATTCTGCTTCTATACTGTTGTATAAGTTATACAATTCTGTACTGGTAATTTCTAAACTGCTAATAATGTTGTCATCTGTAAATATATAAGCCGCATTCTTTTCTGCTGTGGTGGCCTCTCTGTTAGGCACAACTTTAAACTTACCATTTTTGTTATCATATGTAAAATATGTGCTACAACTTTTAGATATTTCGTCAATATTTGTTTTTACTGCTTGATATGTTGAACACATACCGTCAATACGCCATCTATCGTGTGTTGCCGCGCCACCTACTGAGGTTGTGTATGCAACTTGGGCCGTAGAATAGTCGTAGAGGTCGTTAAACGAGTTTAAATCTAAATCAGCATTACTTAGACCCGCTCCGTATCTATCGTTTCTACAGTAGTCTAAGAGCACATTGCTAGGTTCACTTAAACTGTTAGTAAGTTCATATGTAATTTGGCCCATACCAGTTAGACCTTCTTCTGCATCGTAATCTACTTCAAATACAGCATAAACTAAATCTTCATAATTTGTTGATGTGGTTATTGTGCTTAACAATGTTTGTGCGGCTACTTTTCCTGTAGTAGGAAATATCTGGTTAACACTTGATTGTGCATTACCGGCATATACTCTACATCTCATTTTGTTTGCAACTTTTGCCGCTGTTGTTCCATTAGGGTCTGTAATACTAATGACATTTGCACCACTAAAATTAAGTGTTGCATCTTGTCTTTTGATGCTGTTAACAGTAAAATTACCTGAGTCTGTTTTTTCACTAATAACTTGCACATATATCATTGTGTTGTTACGGTTTGTGATACCAGCATCACATATAATGCCACCTGTGTGTATTTTTCCATAAAATACTGGCACTCTATTATCTGTACTTGGTGTTAATTGAACTTTTACACCTGGATCTTTTTGTTGTTGTATGCCTTGCGGAGTGTTAACACCTAAAACTTTAGCAGTAGCAACACCTAGTCCCGCGGCTACTACACCTGCAACTAATGTTCCACCTAAACTAAGTCCTATACCTGCAATAGTGGCAAACGTTCCTGTTAAACCAATTGCACTTGCTATCGCGGCTCCTATCGCTGAAAAAACTGCCATCTACACACCCTCATATATATAATTTGTTTCTATTGGACTCCATCCTCTTTTCTTTAAATCAAAAGCAGGACTTTGTTCCATGTTAGTAAGTGTAAATCCATTAATAATGTCTTTGTCCACTAACTTCTCACCTATCTTAACATATTCTTTTAGCAATCTATATCCCATTGTGCTATGTCTATGTTCTGGTTCTACCCACCATGCTACTTCTCGCATGGTCTTTACATGTGGTAACCAAACATCTGGGATAATTTGTGCTATCAACATGCCTTGTAATTCTGTTTCTCTTTCAGCAACTAATATTACACCTGTTCTCATAAAATTATCTAGCAATCTTCTAATATACATATCATCGTATTGAGGATTGTGTAATGCACTAACTGGACTACTGTCAGCAAAATTAATCATCATTGCCATTATTCTGTCGTAGTCTTGTAGTGTTGCTCGTCTAATCATTATCTCATGAATCCTGGGATTCTGAAGCCACCACCGTAGCCACCGCCACCGCCTCCGTAGCCACCTCCGCCACCACCGCCTGAGTAGCCACTATATTCTCTACCAAAGTCAAACTGTACGTTCTGTAAGTCTGCAACTCTGTCAAAAGTGTTATCTGTTGGGAAAAACTTTTGTCTATCTGTAATACCTGTTCTCTGTCCGGATATTTTATTTTCTAAAATTGTGTTAATACTTGCACATGTAATAGTAATTGTATTTGTTAATTTACCAGCAAGGAAATCTTCTTCTTCACTAATTCCAAAGTTAGTAACTAATCCACTATATCTACCATACACATTACTAGCATTGTATCCATAATCTTCATCAAAGAATGCTCTGTATATTTTTATTGTTCCACCTTTAATAGGTGTTGTTAAGACTTGGTTCATATAATCTGCTTCGCTAGGTATTCCGCTAAGACTAACTGATATATCGCCATTAGTTGTTTTAATATCTTCAGTAAGTTCTCCTACAGATACAAAACTGCCTAATTCTGAATATGTGTTTCCGTCGTATGCAACTGGCTTGTATGCACTACTTAAATAATATGTTGTGCTACCTAATGTTAAATCTATTAACAAACAATGTATTATATTGTTTACGCCGGTTACTTGTGGTATACTTGTTGCCATTATTATTCCTATGTGGTTACGATTTCAATTAATTCAAAATCATCACTAAAACTTATTCTGTCATGCGGTACTATTGAGTAACTTGGTTTTGTTGCCAACTTAACTTTAAATCTTACGTCTACACCTCTATTTACAGTTCCGCTTGTTAATGCTACGCCATCTTGGCTAATTACTGGTCTGTGAACTGGTATAGTTACGTTTGATGAAGACGAATGAGAAACATCTGCTGTTACTTGATAAGGATATCTATAAGTACCTGTGTTACCCACTGGCTGTAAGAAATCTCCTTTCTTAAATAAGAAACCATTTCCGCCACTACTCATTGATGAACAATTTACATATAATTCTTTTGCATCTGATCCTACTGCTGTCATTGTTCCTGTTGAACCGCCTTGGTATGCTGTAACATAATTTAAATTTGTATTTGTATCACCAAAGTCTATTGTGGCTTCTGCTGTAACATCCAATGCATCAATATCTTCTAACAATCCTCTGTTAGTACTGTATGTTAATCCTTCGTGCATGCCTATAATAAATCTGTAAGGAACTACACTTGTTCTTTCTGCTGTGAGCACTACGCCACTTCTACTTACTGATTGTGCCGCAATTTTCTTTTTATCAAATGTGATGTAGGTTGCGTTATCTACTATTGTTTGTAAACTCATTATCTAGGAACCCTCCTTGCGCCAGCCTGTGTTACTGTATACATAAACTCAGGATCCTGTGCTACAAGTTGTTTGAAACTTCTTGCATCTACGGCGTTAATATTATATGTTACCATTGTTCTTTCTG